ATGGGAAAGAAAATAGAATCAGCACAAGAGACAATTCTTGCCAGAGTTGCAGAAGCACTTAACAAGTCATTAGCTCACGGATCTAACGAGTATGACAATGGGTATGCCCAGGGTATGACCGACGCACTAGAAATAGTAAGTAAGTATCGTCGATGACTGAAGATTGCGAACACGGCTACTGGAGACTGCTGAACGCCGAGACTGGTGCTACCGAGTTCCGTAAATACATTTCATTCTTCTGCCCTGATTGTGGTGTGCGCATACCGGAAAACCCATGAGCGAAGTCACACACATAACCATTGACTTCGACGCTGACGAGCTGATGAAGATTGCAAAAGCCATGAAACGCCTCGATTTGATGATGTCTGAGTTCATTGAATTAGCAATTAAGAAAGCCGTTGAGGAATGAGCGAAGAAGACTTTGCTGAGTTCTTAGACGGTTTCAACGAGTCCAATGAACTACGTCGCAAGGTGGACAACATCTTTCAGGGTGCAAACGAGCGCAACTACTGTCGAACCTGTCATGGCTACCGACCTGATTACTCATTGCCTTGCCTCAACTGCGGAGAAATTGACTGATGTGGTCATGGGTGCTTGCAGCTATTGGATCAACTGGCTTGTTTTTTGTTGGTGAGAAAAAAGTCAGAGGCTGGTTCATTCTTTCAATCAACGAATGTGTATGGGTTGTGTATGCCATACACACACACCAGTACGGTTTCATCGCCTACAGCGCTTTGTATCTCATTATGTATTACAAAGCAATCAGGAACTGGAAGTAAGTGCTATGTCTTATCTTATTATTGGGTTGATTTGGGCTATCGGTGTTGTTACTGGAGCGATTCTTATGCTTATTTGGGACATGATTAAATGAGCACCTCTTCAACAATAATTACCCTTGTTTGCATTTGGATTCTTACGTGGATGGCTATAAAAGCATGACCGTAGTTAATTTCAATCGTAAGGTTAGATGTTCTAAATGCGGATGGGAAGTAAAAGCCACTCGGATGAATGAACACAGGGTTAAAAAACATCCGAAACCTGCACATTTATCAGAACCAAAAATGAACTTGACTAGGCGTGACCCTAAAGCTCGTGCATGGGCGCAAAAGTCTTTGGAGAAAATACTTAAATGTTCCTATTGCGGTCAGCATGGATCAGACACTAGGGGGCCAGACGGTTTGCGTTGGGCGCTTGACCACATTCTGCCTGTAAAACTTGGTGGCAAAGACATAATGGATAATTTTGTTAAATCTTGTCAGTCATGCAATTCAAGAAAAGGCGCTAAAGCCATCGCTCCTCCTGGCTCAACAATTACCGCTTCGGGAAAAAAATGCGAAGACACAGAGAATTGGTACAACATTCCACCTCATCGTAGAATGAAAGAATACTGGGAAGCAGTTTACATCTCATGACCGTAGTAGCTGGACTGGTAACGCCTGAAGGGGCATGGATAGGCGCAGACAGCCTTAGTTCCACCGACGACGGCCTCGCCTCGCTCATCGCCACACCCAAGGTAGGCAGGTTTGGCAATCTCCTATTGGGCTACTCAGGCTCGTTTAGGGTCGGGGCAATGTACTTCAAGGTGGCAGGTCGTTCCCACAACCCCACACTTGAGCAATTACTTGAAAGCGTCAAACTACCCGACGACCTCAAAGACGACTGGGAACTACTAGCCATTGAGCATGGACACCTCTACGAGATAACTTCCAACTCAGGGCCACTAGAGGCTAGGAAAGACCATGACGGCATTGCCTATGGTGCTATCGGCTCAGGTGCAGCTCCAGCGCTTGGATCACTATTTACCGACCACGAGGATGAGGGTAGTCTGTACCAGGCACTCGAAGCCTCAGCAATGCACACGACTAACGTGCGTTCACCATTTCTGGTATTGTCTCTGTAATGCTTCTAAAGGGGAATTGCCTAGAGTTGCTGGCTGAAATGCCTGACAACAGCGTTGACTCAATAGTCACCGACCCACCCTACGAACTTGGCTTTATGGGAAAGTCTTGGGATAACTCAGGGATTGCGTACAGCGTAAAACTATGGAGCCAAGCACTTCGGGTTCTAAAGCCAGGTGGACACCTACTTGCCTTCGGTGGTTCCAGGACATACCATCGCCTTGCCAGCGCAGTAGAGGATGCAGGGTTTGAGATTCGTGACCAGATTATGTGGTTATATGGTTCAGGGTTTCCCAAGTCACTTGACGTTAGTAAGGCAATAGACAAGGCTGCTGGGGCGGAGCGACCAGACCGAATTGTTGAAACACATGGGAAATCAGGCTCGCACGAAAACCCTACTAGACACGTCACTAACGCAGGAACTCCAAGCACCCACGAAGCCCAACAATGGCAAGGTTGGGGTACTGCCCTAAAGCCAGCACACGAACCTATCGTTGTAGCTCGCAAGCCGCTTATTGGCACAGTAGCCGCCAATGTCCTGACCTACGGCACAGGTGCGTTGAACATAGATGGGTCAAGAGTTGGCACAGGAACTGGCGAAACCAAGACGGTTCAATACCCCAACATTCGTGGAAACAATTACAATAACGCAGAAGGTACGGTTGAATACATTGTAACAGACCAGGGTCGCTGGCCAGCCAACGTAATCCATGACGGTAGTGAGGAAGTGCTGGAGGGGTTTCCAATAACTGGTTCAGCGAGACCGGCAAGAACAGGCAGGGCAGGGGGATCGAACAGTGAACGATCTTTAGGAATGACCGCCGACCACATTGGAACATGGCCAGCCGACACAGGAGGCTCAGCAGCTCGCTTCTTCTACTGCGCTAAAGCCAGTAAGTCAGAACGCAACGCTGGGCTAGAGGGATTGCCAGAAAAGCCAGGTGGTTCAAATGCTAAGGGATACACACAAGACGTTGCTAATGGCTTAGACCGCAACCGACCAGTAGCAAACTTTCACCCCACCGTCAAGCCAATCGCTCTTATGCGCTACCTAGTCAAACTTGTCACTCCACCCAACGGCACAGTTCTTGATCCATTCTTGGGTAGTGGCACAACAGCAGTCGCAGCAATACTTGAAGGCTTCAACTGGATGGGTTGTGAGATGACAGAGGACTACTGGCCTATCATTGAGGCACGAGTGGCGTGGGCTGAAGCTCAACCTAAAACACTTTTGTAACCATAATTACAACCTTGTAATCACATAGGTGTAACCAAATGTGGTAGTATTGTATGTTACTATTGGCGTTTCTTGTCCATAAGATAGACACACCCAATAGACGACAGGATGTCTAAACGTGACGCAAACTTCATCAAGTGGGTTTATTCGCACAGAGGATCAGGCACTACTTGACACCGAGGCATTAAAGCTTAGGTCACTAGGCTGGTCTTACCAACGAATTGCCGACTCTATTGGCACAACAAAGGCAACTGCCTACAACCGTTGCCAACGTGCGCTTGCTGCAATACCAGCAGAAGCCGTAGATGAGTACCGCAGAATAGAAGGCCAACGCCTCGATATGCTGATGGAAGTCGCTATGGAAAAGGCACTGTCAGGAGACAAGGGCGCACTATTCGCCATTGACCGAGTACTAGCAATACAAGAACGCGCTGCAAAACTAAGGGGTCTTGACGCACCAATCAAACACGAGGTCATTACCCTTGACTACATTCAGAGCGAGATACGTCGCCTTGAGGAAACGCTAGGGGAAGATGCAAACATTATCGACGCTGAAGTTGTTGGAGCTGAAACGCCTCGAAGCATTGGAGCTGCGCAAACTTGAGGCTGATGCTGAGAAGGCTAAGTCACAACTAGGCGAGTCTAGGTATCGTCAAAGCGCTAGACCCAATCAACTTCCACCCGAAGGCGACTGGCGCATCTGGTTAGTTATCTCTGGTCGTGGCTGGGGAAAAACCTTTACCGGCGCTGGCTGGCTATGCGAGCAAGCACTTAATCACTCAGGAACCGAATGGGCAGTAGTTGCTCCTACCTTCACTGACGTTCGACGTACCTGCGTTGAAGGCCCATCAGGAATAATCAAAAGCCTGTTACCAGGACAACTTTCGTTCTACAACCGCTCCAATGGTCAGATAACCCTGTCCAACGGATCAAAGATTCACATGATTTCTGCTGACGAACCAGACCGAGCCCGAGGATTAAACCTCTCAGGCGCTTGGCTCGACGAGTTTGCAGCTTGGAGATACGAAGAAACATGGACTGCTGGTCTTGCACCGGCGCTCCGAATTGGAAATCCACAAGTCGTTATCACGACTACACCTCGCCCGACGAAACTTATTAAAGAGTTCATAAGCCGCACAGACGGTTCAATAGTCATCACAAGAGGTAGTACTTTTGATAATGCAGCTAACCTGTCTGAGGCTGCGCTCGCTGAACTGCGAAACCGTTATGAGGGAACTCGTATCGGAAGACAGGAACTTTATGGTGAAGTC